CTCTCCACACTTTGTGATGATATGGAATCCAATAAGAATCCTTAATCTTGTAATACAGATAAATCCTTCCAGTCTTGTCATTTCTCTCAACAATAGATCCATCTGGTTTCCAGTTGTCTGGTCTATTGCCTTTCTTGAACATTGATTCCTTGACCTTCTCATAAAGCTCTGGATTCATCTTCTTTCCTTTGTTGGCTGGTGTGTGACCAGGTTTAAATTGGAATGCTTTGCCACCTTTAATGAGATTAGCTGTTCCAGATAAATCTGATCGCTTGAATTCCTGTGACTTCTTGAGGCCCATTCTAAAAGCTCTGTTTGCCACTTGATAATAAGTCAAGCCAAGTTCATTGGCAAGATCCTGTGTCCTCTCGTTTGGAAATCTCTTTCTTATTATTTCGTTGATATTCATAAAACGCTTCAATTGTTGTTGGTAAATCATTCTCAATAGCCATTCTGCTATACTCCCAAGCCTCTTCAATCCATGACTTTGGTTTCTCTTCAGTCTCTTTCATAGCTCCTCGACTTTATATCCATTATCAATAAACCATTGTGGAGTATCTGGAAGATCATCAGGATACTTATCATCTTGTAGGCGTCCATTCTCATCAAGGTAGCAATTCCACCAGAAGCCTCCTTCAGGCTCAACTGAATCCTCTAACCAAACTCTATATCTTCTTTCTTTCATATCTTCTCAACTTTAATGATTAACGGTGACCACATATCCATTCTCTTGATTGCATCCTCTGGACTGTTGGCTTGAATTGTTCTCTGTTGGATTATCCATTTGACATCCTTGACTTTGTAAGTTACTCTGAAATTCTTCATCTCTTTTTGCTTTTAAATAGTTATTATATAATTCAATGTTGAATCTGCCTGACCTCTGCCACCAGTATTCATAATGTGCTGTGCTCATTGGAATTTCTTTTTATAGTTTTGCAATCTTCCAATGGCTCTTGCATAAGTATCAATCTGATTCTCATACTTATCAGCAAGCTCAAAGAGATAGCCTCTTCTAAGCTCAGGAATAAGTCTCTGATTCAACTTCATTTTATATTGAAATGAGTAAATCATATCATCAATTTTTTCAATTTTACTTTCCATTGCTGATGATTTTAAGAGTTGCCACTACTGAATAAAGTAGTAATAAATAAACGAATGTTGCCATAATTATTGTTTTTAAATGTTCATCAAATTTAATAACTATTTTCACTTATAAAATAATTTTAACAAATTTTAACACAATAGAGACAAGAAAAGCCACTCAAATTTGAATGGCTCCTCCTGATTAACTTAAAATCTATAATTATGCGTTGTAAAGATACTTATTTTTTGAATCTCTTTACTAAAAATTTGGCTATTTTTCCAACGATCCCAGATTGTTCATTGACATCAACCTTAACCTCTCCTTTATCAATTGATACATCAACTTTATCAGAATCAATTTTTAGACTTTTACCCTCATCATCTTTATGAAAGTCAACATCAACCTTTGGTGTATCAACTTTAATGTCTGTAACGCCATCTTTTCGCGTTATTTTAACATCCACATTCTTTGTGTCAATGTTAATGTTCAAATTCTTTTTTGGTCTCCCTGGCTTTTTCATACTTCATTATTTGTTATTATTCCTTTTGGCTCAAGTTTAATGACTCTCACATTGGATGGTTGTGCAATCTTCCATGCTGTCCTCCTTGCTTGACTCAGTCTTGATTTTAATATCCTTGCAACATTCACTGAATTGTTCTGGTTGCCACCTAATACATGGTAGTGAGTATCATCCTCACCAATATAGATCCCAACATGACCGCCTCTGTTTCTTTTGAATGTCAATACATCTCCAAGCATTGGTCTTTCGGCTTGTGTTCCATATTTATTCCAGTTCAATGCCCAAAGAGGATTCTTAACAACTTGTAATCCTTGAGCATGGCAACAATAAGCAATGAATAAACCACACCATGGAATCTCATCATTGATGTATGTTCTTTCAAGTCCAATTGCTTTTGCCCAGGATAGAATGGTTGGATTGTGTTTTGATCCAATAATCTCCTGAACACCGATGTGCTTAATAGCTTCAACCAATATCTTAGGAGCTTTCTCTTTATTTAACCAAGTGTAAGTCATTCGAGTCTTTCTGAATGTAAATGTACTTAATTTTCCTTTTGATTGATAATAAGCTATCTACATCATGTTTAAGAGCTTCAACTTTAAGCTCATTCTCATGCTCAAGATCATGGAGATATTTCTCAGCCTCAATGACAACTGAATCTTTTTCAGGTGTTTTATATTCATGCACTGGCATTGGTGTGAATATGGCAAACAAAGAGCTAACTATTGTAGCCACTAAAAGAATTTTATTCTCCATTTAACTTATCATTTAGTTGTTTTTGAAAGAGTATATCTTGCATAAGCTTTTTATCAGCCTTTCTCTCATTATCACAGTCATCAATTTTCTTTTGCTGAATTTTGATTTCATTGTCTTTGGATGTTATGACATATCTTCCTATCACAATAAGCACTGTTAAAAGTACAAAAAAGATATAGGTAAATGGGCTCTTTAAAAATGTTTTGAAATCAAGCTTAAATATATTCTCCATATATATTATGCTTAGTCGTTTTGAAAATCATAATTGTCAAAAGGAATATCACACCAGGCATTCTCATCATATATTGATGCGTTAACTGATATTGTCCATCCAGCTGTCATATCTTGACCACGATTAATGAAAGGCTGAGTTGTTATATCTCCATTAATATCCATAAACTCCTCAAATCTCCATTGCTTGAATGTTATTCTGATGTCATTACAGATGCTCAAGCAATCGGAATGAATCTCATTCACTTGTCTATATTCTTGAAGATTATATTTGTCGCAAATAGTGATTATCATATTTACATTGACAGCTTGATCAGTCATAGATCCAGGCTGTAATGTAACAACCATCAAAGGATATTGAGCAGCATCTCTTGAGATAGCATCAAGGAAATCACCTTGAAAGAATTCGTTTATCTGCCTGTGCTCTGTTGCTATTGTTTCCAGCTCTTTCATTAGCTGGTTTAATGTCCTTTCCATGGTTATTGAGATATGCTTTTAATTTATCAATCTGTTTCTTTGAGAATTTCATTGCATCCAATTTATTGGCCTATATCCAGTCTTATCTTTTTTAACATATTCATTGCAATGATCAGAGCACATATCACAATACTCAGGATATTTTGTGGCTTGATCATCCATAAGGAATCCAACCAATCTCTGCTTATAAAAATAAGCATCCTTTCTAAGTTGATCTCTAAGCTCATTAACCTCAGCCAAGCTATCTGCCTGAATGTTTTCATCCTGTACTCTTCCAGCTGTTTTATTGGTTAGCTTTTCAGTTAAGAACAAAGCTGCTCTGTAATCAACAAATGCAACCAAACATGGCACAACATAATCATTCATCAACGTGAGATAATCAGGTGTCCAAGTGTTGGTTTCAACTCTTGTAAGCAAAGCCTTATATAAGGGAGTTCCAAGAGCTGGTTGAATATGCATATCTTGACTTCTCTTAATAGCAACTGCTAAGAGTTTTGTGTCTGTATTGCTGTGGATGAGTCCTAATTTTTTAAGATTTTCCACTGAAAGTAGGTAGTTCATAGCTTATCTTTTTACAACTAATTGCTGAATCCATTCATGTCTGCACCATGGTGTTGATGCTTGAGTATCTGGATTGGTGTACCATCCACCTCTGTATCTCCAGACATCTCTGTCAACTCGACCAGAGATAGTGTTAATCTCTTCTTTTGTATATAATCTATTGAGGCCAAGTAATCTTTCGCAGAATTGTCTTGATCCACTCTTTGCTGGAGGGACATCAAGTCTTGTTCTGTATCCATATCTGACCTCAAATCTTTCAATCGGAATATCAACCTCTCTGACAAGTGACTTTCCCAAGTCAGTTACCTCACCTTTTGTGATGACTTCCCATTTCATAAGCTTAGCCATTGACTTGGCAATCTCTTCAATGTTGCTATTTAAAGCCTTTGCAATAGCATTTGAATCCTCACCATCACCAATCATCTTAAGCACGTTCTTATCAAAGTCATTTAGCTCTGCTGATATCTCTCCAATGGTTGCAAATAACTGATCTTGCTTTGAGAATACTTCAGCTGATGGAGTATCCCAAGCAATTGGAAAGGTTGCAATCACATCATAATGATTAGCCGATTCACCATACTGAGCAAAGTAGCCAATCTCATCATCTGAGAATGTATGCACATGCTTGCAAGATGACATCTGTTGTGGAGCTGAATCCAACCCAACAATTTTGCGAGCTTGTGTCTCATCAATTGTAGGAAATGAGGCCAATAATACTTGAAACGCTTGTTCTGGAGTCAATATTCCCTCTTTAATCTTAGCAACCACATCAATAAGTGATGCTATTTGAGCACCATTCAATGCACTCTTAGCAACATCAACCTGAGTTTCTGCTGTTGGCTCTCCATTTGGTGATTGTATTGGTGCAACTTCAGCTGTTCCAATTGGTGTAACATCTTTGAGTTTAACTGTACCAACATCTCCAGACAATTCAATCATGTAGTTGAGCATCCACTCAAGTCTCTTTTGTCTTGTGTCAACATAAGTTTTCTTGAATATCTCAAATAATTCAGCTGATTCTGCTGCATTGAATGATCCCTCTGGAGCAACTCCAAATAAAGATGGAGATACAACTGCATGAGCCACAAGGATATTCTGTTGCACACTTGACTCAAGAGATTCATATCTTTTATCTAAGTCATTACCAGTTAAACTCTCAACTCTTGGAGCTTGATCTGCTGATGGTGCAAATGTGATGATTATATCACCACTATTCTCAATGTTTGATGCTGGGCCTTTGATTTGATTCTTGAATGACTCTGCCTCCTCTTGCGTTTCTGGAAAGCCATCCATGAATGTGATCATAGTTCCTGACTTAAATCCATTTTGCAATTCATAGCAATGGAATTTAGCAATGTCAACATCAGTCTGAATAGCTGTGATACCTCCATTATAAGGAGGCTTTGGATAGACTCCTTGTTCTTTGCGACCTTTCTTAGCTGGATCTTTGTAATAGATAACAAATGATCCAACTTTATTATTCTCATCAAGAGCTGGGATTGTTCTTAGATTTGTTTTTTCAGCAGATTGTTGTTGCACAGTCCAGTCATCTGATAGATAGTACATTCTTTCATCAGCTGATATTCTTATCATATCAATTGCAAGATATTCCCATCTTACAACTCTTGTCCCTTCCTTATTCCATGTACCTTTTACAGCAAATGCACCAAATAATTCATAATCAAATGCCAATTGCTCAACAATCTCATCCATTGTAAAGTCAGAATAAGGATTCTCAAGGAATCTTTGTAGGTTGCCAGTGACAACTTCAATCCCTCCACCAGCAATATAGTGAGTTTTATTCTTGATTATTCCTTGATGCCAAGCTGATCCATTAAAAAGATCCACTAAAAAAAATGGATAGTCATTCTTTTTCCCCCATTTGATAAAGCCAAGCATTCTATCTTGCTCCTCAACTGGTAGGATAAAGTCCTTTCTAAATGACATTGATTCGAACTTATTCATATATATTGAATGTTATGTTTTCATTGTACTCATTGGAAGGAGAATCTTGCACATATACATGAGCTCTCCCTTCCTCAACTAATCCATCTGATAATTCAGGATCAAGATTGGTTGATGATGTTTGCTGATAAATACGATAGGTATAATACCCATCATAATCAAAGTTAACATCTACACCATCCTCAAGCAAGAATTCATCATATCTTGATATGCCTGTACTGATATTAGTCAGGATGCAATAGTATTTCAAGAATGATTGCTCATGCTCAAATTCAAATAGATAATAAACTGGGCTAACTGTTGTCAGTTCCGTTACTGTTACTATCAGATTTGAAGAGGTTGCTTTCTGTATTCTCAGCATTTTTAATTAATTTAGGTTTTCTTTTTTCAAAGATGTGAAGGAATCCAAGAGATACATAATAATCCTCTTTACCTTTCTCAATGTCAACCCATCTGCTCAATAAAGCTGACCATTGTTTTGATCCAATAAACTTTGATTTTATTTCCATGGCTTCAAATATACAAAAAAAGGAGGGACACTGCCCTCCCTTTATGATAAGAGTTTATTCAATTCTTAGATTGATGGTGATTGTTGTGCTATTAATGAAGCATAAACAGCTGGATCAACATCAGGAACTGGATCATTTTCTAATCCAGCCAAGATGATATCGTGTCCTAATCTGTCAGACTTCAATACTCCAGATCCATAAGCTGAAGCTTCAGCAATTTGAAGTCCTTCGCCAAATCCAAGAGCAACAATAGTCCCATCAGCTTTCTCAACAAGAGCAACCACTTCATTCTGTCCAAGCAAGTGAATCTCAGATCTCAACTCCTTTGTGTCTGATGCTAAGATCATTGTCAAAGTTTGCTCATACCAAAGAGTTCCATTTCCTTTATTAACTCTAATTGGAGCAGTGTAGCTTGATAAGTTAGATTTCAACTTATACAAAAACACCTCACCAGATACAGTCAAAGAGTCAACTTCATTACTTGCTGAAACATTTGAAGCAGTTACATTGCCTAATGGAAATAACAACACTGACTTGATACCACCTTTTCCATTGGTACAAGTTCTGTCATTATATCCCGCAGTCATATTACAAGCCATTGTTATTTCTTTTTAATGTTATACAATAGGGAGGAGTTGCCCCCTCCCATTATTATTTATTAGTTAGGTGAAGATGTTCCGTTCCACACTCCGATTTGATTCAAGAATGGCACTTGTACACCAGCTCTAAATTTAGATCGTAGGTAGATCACATCATCATCTTGTGAATACCACAAGTCAAAGTTTTCAAAGTCAGATGACAAGTCAGTTCCAAATACAAACTGAGATGAGCGACCAGTGTAGATGTTATCAAGGCCATTCAAACCATTAACCTTAACGATTCTCATGTTTGTCCCTGGAAGGATCAACTCATTCAAATCACCAATGTTAGCAGGATTGTAGTGGAATAAGTTATCATCAACTAAATTCTTAGTCAAGTAGTTGAAGTTTTCACGACCTGTGAAAGCAATGAAATCAGATGCCTCAGCAACATTTGCTGGAGTATTGATGAAACAGTTGTAGAATACATCAAAAGCGTTAGATGCAGAGATGCTTGCAACTGAGTTATCATTCAAGTTAACACAACCATTTGCTGTTGTCAAGAATTGACGGAATCCATTCATGAAAGCCAAGTTACCAGAACCTGTTGCTTTGTTACCTTTCCAGATTAATTTGTCTAATTCAAATGAATGTAACTGCAATAAGTAGTTAATTATTTGTTGCTCAAATGGAAGAGTCTTATCTTCAGCAGATGCTCCTGGGCGAAGTCCTAATTGTGTCCAGAAACCATCCAAATCTTTCTGACAGAAAGACTTCATATAACCAAGAGTCTCAACTGCAATAGCTCTGTCAGTGAATACTGTATCTCCTGATGGAGTCATTGTACAATCACCAGCTTGATAAACAACTGAGTCATCCATTAATTTCAATTCTTGAGATCCTTTAATCCCTTGTTGAATTGCAACATATTGTAATGTGCGAGCTTCAGTTACTGATCTTACAATTAGATCTTCTCTTGACTCATCCACATAAGGTGCAAGTCCATCGACATCCCAGTCAAACTTGCCTTTAAGATACTTTTTTAGTGACATTTTATTATACTTTAGAATTTTTTAAGAATAGTTGTCTGGCTGTCAAGTTGCCAACTTTGCTGAATTTCTCAGCTTCTTTGGTTTCAATTGATGGTTGTGCCTTGAAAGTCTCGAAATCACTTTTCAAAGTGGTCAACTCATTAACCAAGTTAGAGTTATTTTCAGCAATAGCTTTGGTCATTTCTGCCAATCCTTCGACAGCTTTGGAGAATGCCTCAAGCTTTGCATTTACTATTGATTCAACTTGCTCAGCACTCATTGACTCAGCTGATGTTTCCTCAACGTCAACTTCACCTTCTCCTTCATTCTCTCTCTCGTCAATGATCTCAGTGATGATACCTTCAGCATCAACTACAATAGATACACCAGCAAGATCACCGCTCAATGCGTGAGTTCCTTCAGGAGCTGGAATTCTTTCGTCATCAGCAACAACAAAAACTGGCATTCCAACTTCAAGAGCATCATACTCAATTGTTGTAACACCATCAGCCAATACAGCTGATTCAAATGTGTCAACTGATTTTGAGAATTGTGCTTTCATTTCAGCAATCAATTCCTTAATGGTAGTTAATTCTTTATTCATACTTATTATATTTTATTGTTCGAAAATCCCTAATTCTTTTAATTTAGCCTCTGACCATCTCTTTGCTGCAAGTCCACCCCATAATAAATAAGAGATTGTCCCACAAGCTGATTGATCATTCTCATCATAGTATTCCTCAGCTCTTGACAGATAAGAATACATTCTCTTGATGATTGCCACTGATAGAGTTTGTTTATTGGCTAAGGTTGTGGCTCTTAAGCGACCTACTCTTGTGGCACATTTATTACCATACTTTTGATTGAGCTCAATTCCTTTCTTGGCATTGTTGCTCACAGCCTCTGGATAGTCATTGTAAAATCTGATGTATTCTTGAACTTTCTTAAGCTCTTGATAAATGGATTTGAATTCATGCTCCCATCCTTTCCCAGTCTCAAGCAATTGAAAAACTCCCTCAATTGAAAATCCAGTGAACATTCCAGCCTTGGCTGCATCATATACATCCTTGTTTGTTACTTTGTAACTCACAATCCAAGAGCCATCATTCTCATCCTTGAATCTTTCTGGAGCTGTGAAACCTTTTGACTCATCAATGATATATGACATGATCATATATATTCCATCAACCACTCTCTTGCTATCATGCTCAAGATTAACATTGTTGAAATTCTCTCTCCTTGCATAATCAAAGACAATATCCTTGATTGATGATGGTGAAAAATTCACATAATACTCTTCACCAGATTGAGGATCTCTCCTAAATATGGGAGTATTCGCAGATATAGCCACTCCAGTGATGACTTGCTCCTCATCATTAAATTGATAAGCAATCTTTTTGGAGAATGTTTCAAATGATTTCTCATGTGCTGGATTAGCCACAAGGCTGTTGAATGATACCGTTGTCTCTGGATCTTCAAGATCTATGACAATATCATATAATGGTAACTCTCTTAGCATA